GGCCCTTACAGAAAACAAAAACTGGAAGCTCTGTGTTGCTATACGCAAATATGGCGCTGATGCCTTTGACGTTACTGTATTGGACGTGGTCCGCGGTAAGTCCGCTGCTCATACCTTAGAACGTGAATTAATCAAATCCCGCAAACCTAAACTTAACACGGATGTGAGGTAATAAAATGTCAGTTGCTCGTTTTGCTCCTAAATCTTTCTCTATCGATACAACCGATGCCATCAAGGCATACTTTGAAAATGGTGGTGCTATCACGGTTTGTAAACGTGGTAAACGTAACAAGGCCAACACCTCGTTCCCGCTTATTCGTGGTACCGTGGCTCACAGCGGTCACCAGTCGGTTGCTTTACGTCGGTCTGGTAAACTTGCTACAAAGAAAGGTTAATAATGTTGGAAATAATCGCTCTAACCGTATCGCTGGCTATTCCAGTTTCTTTTGCTCTTGTTGCTTTACTCTCGGAGTCTGATAATGTTTAAAGATGATGAACAAATGGTCCAATGCCTTGGCCTGTTCTTAACGTTGGTCGGTCTTATGTTCGGCGTTTGTCTAATCGCATACTTCGGAGGTTAATATGGTTGTCTTTTATTCCAGCAATGGTAAATATGGCACTCGCCGTATTGATTTTATCACCTGGTTACACAATACTATTTTACCAGTTGATATCTCATATTGGGCTGTTCCTGGAACTTTGGAGGATTAATATGAAGCAAGTAATCGTGTCTGGTTCTTTCCGTTATGTCGCAAAGCGTATTGAGGAACTTGATGCTCAAGGTTATAAAATTGTAAAATCTAAACAATGGTCCGATGGTAAATGGACTTATGTGATGGAGAAACAAAATGGCTAATGTAAAGACTTTCAATCTTACAATTTGGGGAAATAACGGTACGTCTATTACATTCCGTGGTATCTCACGGGTTGCTGTTGACCGTTATATTGCTCATTATACAAAAGATGAAAATTTTGTCACATGGTCGATGGAGGAACGCAATGCGTGAGTTTACTAATGCCGTTATTGAGGCCAAGGATGAGGGTGTGTTGGATCGTGATGAACTTATCCGCGACCTTCTCAACTATCTGTCCGAGTCCGAGGTCGCCAATTTTTTAAGTTCTTATTATGCCGAGTTTTATGGTGAACTAGCAGAGGAGGAAGATGATTATGACGGTCAACCGGACGAAGCGCAAGAATGGCATGACTTTGATCCAGACTGTTAATCCAGTTGCCAAGGCACTCCGCAATCCTGTATGTAAACAGAGGATTGTCAACTCGAAGAAGGTTTACAATCGCAAGGTGCGACATCCTGTCGCATCTGTTGACATACGATTTTGATTGACTGTTCCGTCCGTTTATGCTATTATTAGACATAATCAGAAAGGATAGTAAACATATGAAACTCATTCCAAAAGGTTCAAACCAAAATGTGGTTGTCTTTGAGAACGGCATTAAGGTGCTTTTCTCATACCAGACTCCAGTTGCCGCTTTCCATCCTATTCAAGGTTGGTTAATGACCGAAGAAAAATATTCTCGCACAACCTCAAAGCATATTAACCAATGGTTGAAAGGTTTGACCGTCACGGTCGTTTCGCAATCCGATATCAATAATCTTGTGGAGGGTTAATAATGTCCAGAATGTCCGACCTTGCTTTGGAAGTGGATGAGTTGGTGGTTCAGGCCATCGAATACGGTGCCCAGACGGAACAGCAAGTCCAGACGTATGTAAACGACCGACTGGCGTTGACAATCCCTATAGAGCAAATCAATCGTATTATAGACGATTTCTATAGAGAGGATTTCTATTGTCAACACCACAACCTATAGGTGCGACAACCTGTCGCATGTGTTTACAAACGATTTTGGTTGCCATATCCGTCCGTTGTGTTATAATGTCCGTATTAAATGAGAAATCTTGAAAGGAAATCGAATGCCTAAAGTATCTGCATCCAACGGTATCCGTCCTGAAATCCGCGCCCTTGCGGTTCTTGTGATGGGTAAAACTGTTACGCCTGCCGAAATTAATGACCACGTCGGCACTGGCGACTATGCCGCCAAGTATGTGTCCTTCCTCAATACGCGGTATGGTTTCACTATCACCGCCAATAAAGATGGCCGCAAGGTCGTTTCTTATACTATGATTGCCGAACCTGCTAATGCTGCCGAGTTGCGTAGTGCTACTCCTAAGGCACCTAAGGCCAAGACGGTTAAACTTTCTACGGTTGTCAAAAAAGTAAATAAAAAGTTTACTGCTTCTAAGGCATTGGCTGCTGAAAATGCCGCTATTGTTCATGCCGTTACTGAAGCTGAAAATGTTGCTGAAATCAAGGCAAAGAACCTTGATACACTCCGCAAGGTTGCTAAGGACATGGGTATGAAGAAAGTGGCCGCTAAGAAAAAGGTCGCTAAGAAAGTCCGTGACTTTGATGATGTTACGGAGCAGTTTGGTACCAGTGGTGAGGTTGCTACCTCATTCTCGGTTGACAAAGATTGGGACTCCATCGACGGTGTTGACCTCTCAAAAATCATCTAAGGATAATATATGCGCCTTAAAGTGAAATACAGGAACTCGGCCTACAAGCCGGGTTCTTATGCTTATTCCGCACCTTATAACTATTATGAAGGTCGTGTGGTTCTTCCTAAACCAAAAGGTTTATCTGAAAATGAGTTTATGTTAACCACTGGTGATGCTGACGCACCGGCTCGCATATTAGATAAACGTGATATATTGGAGGCATGGACTGGCAATGACAAGTATGATGATGGCGTCACTCTAGTAAATGGTGATAAAAAAATATATGTAGTTACCCGTGGTAACTTTGGTCGCTATTCATGTAACTGTACCGCATATCATTATCGCAAATGGTGTAGTCACACAAACGAGGTAAAGAAAAATGTCCGAGTTTCTTCCAAAAGATCCAACACAAGCGTTGGATGAAGTAAAAGAAAAACTGTATGATCGCCTCCGCACTCTCCGTCCTTTCATACAGAATATGCAAATAGATGAATACGGTCCCCTTGACTTTACAGAAGCGGCATATTATAATGAGTTGGTGTTTCTGGAAGATTTACTGGATATTATTGAGAGGTCTTAATGAAAATTTTTAAAAATTTTCTATCACAAGATGAAATAGAAATATTAAAAAACTGGATCCTTCTTAATAAAGATACAAATAATTTTCAGAAGGTTTTTCAGACTAGCACTAATAGAAAAACTACTCGTTTTTCGGATAAAATTGAGTATCCAAAGGTGGCGTATGAAATTCAGAATAGAATTATAGATCATTTACAGATAAAAGATTTTAAATATCCTCCATTTCCAGATGGTATGGTGGCCAGCGTTGCCTATGAAGGAGATAAATGTTTTGCGCATACAGATCCTACATGGTATCCTGATACAGAAACTATACACTGTAACGTAATAATTCAAAATAGTGATGGTGCTGAAATTACCGTCGATGGGATAAAATATAATTTGCCCGCTGGTGATTTGATGTGTTATAATGTGTGTAAATCTCCACATGAAGTTGGTGAGGTTCTTAATAATCCTAGATTTTTATGGATATTTGGTTTCAGTATACCTACAAATGATTGGGAAAGAATTAAATGAACGATTATCTAAAACAAATCGCTTATAGTGAAGGTAAAGAGGCATATTTTGATAAGGTATGCCCTATGGATAATCCTTATGAAGGAGTCCATGAGATACTTTACAATGTGTGGTGTGATGGTTGGTGGGATATGTTTTACGAGGACATCTAATGAATATATTTTATCTTGATAATGATCCTAAAATGTGTGCCGAGTGGTCCGTGGACTCTCACTGTGTTAAGATGATCCTTGAGAGTGCCCAACTTTTATCCACGGCTCACCGAGTGCTAGACGGTCATGAGTATATAGACGATGGTGGAAAACGCAAGGTAAAGCGGTGGCGCCTTGATGATGACCGCAATGCTCAACTATACTCAGCAACTCATGTCAATCATCCATCGGCCGTGTGGTGCCGTGAAACCGAGTCCAACTATCTCTGGTTGTGGTCATTGCTCCGTGAATACTGTAAAGAATATACCTATCGTTATGGCAAGACACATAAAGTTGAGGCAGACGGTCTTTTGTATGACCTTAGATATACACCACATAACACACCTTTAATATATTTCACCGAACCTCCAAGTGCCATGGATCCTAAATACATTATATCAAAAGATCCGATAATCAACTATCGGAACTATTACAAGGTTGGTAAGGTGCACCTACATAGGTGGAAGAACCGTCAACCGCCCGAATGGATTATAGGAGCATAAAAATGGACTTTGCCAATGCGTCTATCGCATTAATGAACGGTCAACATATAAAAAGAAAAATTTGGGAAACAGATACCGGTAGAATGGGTATGGCTAATAGCACATTGTATCTTACATTTGATCCTGCAAATACCGATATTACTAATTTACCTAACATTAATATAAACCTTGAAAGAACTATTGATCCTAATCAACCTCCTGAAACAATAGTAATTCAGTGGGTATTATCTAAACCAGCACTTTTTGCAAATGATTGGATTGTTGTAGAAAATGTATCATCCAATACTTAATTTTAGGACATTCTAATGAACCCATTATATACTTACATTGACAAAAGAATTGCAAATCTTGGTTTTACTGTAGCGAATACAGCCGCTAATGTTGCTGTAAAGGCCTCATTCACCAAATCATTTTCAACACAGAATACAGGATATGCCGCGGCGAATACAGATGTTGGCGGTATTATTTCAGTTTCATCTGGAAATGTTTTCATCACCGTTAAAGCACATAACCCAGGTGATCAGATACACATTTATAATGCCAACTCAACCAATACATTAACGATTACACAAAATACTGGTGTTACAATACATTATTCAAATGTTCTAAGTGCTACAGCTAACTCCCTAACTGGAAATAGAATATTGGCACCACGAGGATTTGCTACCTTGACTTGCGTAGCACCAAACACCTATGTAATCTCAACAGGAAGTGGAGTATTCTAAACTATGCCAAACTATACATTCCGCAATAAAGAAACCGGTGAACAGTTTAT